CGGTCGGCGTGTTGGTGTCGGTGATGTTCATGCGTCTTTGTCCTTCTGCTCAAACATGTCGGGCCGGAAGCGATCATCGAACTCCGAGCCCTCACCGTCCTCCGCCGTCCAGACGATCAGGGCCAGGCAGTGGAACACCGCGTGCGCCAGGTGGTGCAGGCCCGTCTCCTCATCGTAGGTCTTGCCCCGGACGAACAGGCTCACGTGCCGCAGCAGCGCGGCGATCGACTTGCCCCACTCGTACTTGCGCCGCCAGTTGTGCGCGGCGTACTTGTTGGCCCCGAAGCCGTAGACCCTGGCAACCTCGTCCATCGCCTCCCACGGGATCAGGTCATAGCGCTCAGGCTTCTGACCCTTCTCGCCTCCGGTACGGCTCGTGGTCCGCACCTCGCCGGCGGGGGCGGCAACGGTGTCGGACAGGTGCTCATCACCTGGACGAAGGAGGACAGCGAGGGCTCCTTCAGTCACAGGGCCCTGGATCTCGGTCAGCGCCTCGTCCACCCACCAGATCGTCAGTCCGAGCGCCTGTGCCAGTGCGACCTCAGTCCGTGCGCCGGATGACGTTCTCCAACCCGGCAGCAGAACGAGGGTGCTGGCGTGCTCACAGATGAACGTCAGGTCGTCCTTGAGCGCATCGCGCAGACTGAACTCAGCCGGGCGGTCGAGCAGGTGCTGACCCGCTACGGCCCAGCCATGCCTCATCGCAGTTCCCACGAGTCCCGACTTCACGATGTCGTTCCACGCCGGGTTGAACACCGAGGCATGGGGCCAGGTCTTGCGAACCAACGCATCCACGGCCTCGAACGTGGCGAAGTTGTACGCGGGCCGACCCCTCATCGGGCCGGCGATGTAGACGCCGTTGAGAAGGGTCACGACAGCACCTTCTGCAACTCAGCCTTGCTCATCTTGCTGTAGCCCCTGATGCCCGCCGCCTTAGCCTCGGCGCGAAGGCCGAGGAGGGTGTTCGGCAGCACACGGGCCATGACCGGCTTGGCGTGCTCGGCCCGCATCCGCTTGATCTGGCGGCGAACGTCGGCCTTGATGGTGCGGCGGTGCAGGGTGAGCACCGAGGCTCGGGGGTGCTTGCGCACAGGTCCGTTCGGGAACGGGTTGTTGAGTCGACTCATTCTTCTGCCCCTCTAGGCGTGTAACTGGTGTGGTCGTGGTTGGTGTCTGCGATGTAGGGATCGTGCGTGTGCAGTGTCTCGTGCATGATGCGGAGCAGGTTCTCGTCGGCGTCGTCGGGGACGTTGGACTTGCCCCACTTCCTGATGCCCGCGACCCCGACGTGGCGAGCGTTCATGTGCTTGAGGAACGTCTCGTTGTCCATGCGGGAGATCGACTTGACCCTGGGTCGCTCAGCGGCGGGTGAAGCCTCGGTGTCCTCGGCGGTCACGGCGGTCCTCCTTCGCGGGTCGCGCTGGATGCCAGTACGCGTCGGGGTCGGCCTCGTACTCGGCCAGCGACACGTTGCGCCGGGTGAGAGTGTCGAGGAACCGGGCCAAGCGCCGGCTCTCAGGGTCCACGTGGCTGGCAGCCTTGTGGACCGCCTGCCGGAGACTCAAGTTCTGCATCTGTAAAGACGCCTTTCTGGTAGTCGTACCGAGGGGTGTGTCCGGGGCCACGCTCCCTCCCAGTGAGAGGTGGCCCCGGACAGGTCTTGCTAGAAGGCCGGCTCGTCCTCGCCGGCCCCACTGTCCCACTCGTCACCCGAGTCGGGAGCGGAAGCCGAGGCCGTGGCCTCACGGGCGAGGAAGTTGCGCGCCTTCGCCATGTCGTCCTCGGTCGCGTCCGCGAGCAGCCACGGCGGGTTTTTGCCCCGCTGCGCCTCGCCCTGGGTCAGCCGACCGATCACGTAGGAGCCGACGCCCTTCTTGAGTTGGCTCACGAGCACCCTCGGGAAGATCAAGGTGTCCAGGAACTCCTCGTGACTCTCGGGGCCGGTCAGGACAAACACGTTGGCCCGAATGGCGTCGGTGACGCCGTGCTGGGTCTTCACGTCCTTCTCCAACTCCAGCGGCTCCACGACGAACAACTTCTTCTTCCAGTCGTCCCACTGGATCAGGTCGCCACCAGGGGTGGCGGAGACGATATCCTTCTTCATCTTCTTCTCGTTTCTTGTCTTTTCGTGTCGCACGGGCCGATGAATTAGCCGGTGCAATTGACACCCTACGTCACTTGACGCGGGGCATCAACTGAGACGCCTTGAGGTTGCGGAGATCCCGTACCTTCAACGCCTCGCGGACCGCGACGCGGCCTTGTCGTAGGTCAAGCCACCGAAGTTCGCATTGTGCGTCCTCCGCCTTCTCGACCCAAGGGAGCCAGATCAGCAGCCCCCAGTCCTTGTTGGCGGGCACCTGTCGGCGCTCGCCGGTGCCCACGTCGTAGTACGAGCCGACGTAGGTGCAGACCTGCATGCAGGTCTTGAGCGCGATTCGGTCGAGGTTCTGGCCGGTCTTCACGTCCGCGATGTAGATGTGCGGCTCACCGCGCTGCTCACCGCGCAACTTGTTGCACCGCTTGTCGTACGAGCCCGCGATCTTCACCGCGTCGGTGACCACGAACTGCTCGGTGTCGAGGGTCACGAGCCCGTTGCGCTCGATCACCTCGGCCCGGTATGCGTCGAGCATCGCCGTGATGTTGTCCGGGAGCCCGTCCGGGAGGTCCCGGCCATGGTCCAGATCCTCGGTGAGCCGGTGCATGAGGGACCCGTTTCGAGCCGCCACGTCGTTGTCACCGAGCGCTTCGGCCAGGTCCACCAACTCGTACAACTCGCTCGGCGAGCGCACGACGCGGGCCATGTTCACGATGTCGGGCCGTTTGCCGATGCCCTTGAGCATGTTCCCCTTCTGCCAGCGGTTCAAGCCGAAGGAGTCGCTGAGCGTCTCGCCGATCGTGCTCGACCGGGTGTAGGGCACCATGCAGTAGCAGCCGCCCTTGGGGCGCGGCTTACACGGGCTCTTGTGCCCGCTCCGGGGCAGGACCAACGGACGGTCGTACTGGTCACGATCGACCAACGCCTCCGCCATGTCCTGCCCCGAAGCCGAGACGATCTCCTTCATCAGCCCTCCGAGCCGATCTGAGCCTCGAACGCGGCGTCGATGGTGGCCTGGTCCACCTCGACCTCGTTCGGGCTCTCCAGCGGCCCGTACGCGATCGTGGTGGGGTGCAGAGCGGCGACGATAGCCCCGACACTCTCCCGGACCGGGATGTCACCGACGCCGGCGACCGTGACGGCGCTGTGCGTACCGTCCTCGTGCGTCGCGGTGGGGCCGAAGGCCACGACGTGCTCCCGACTGAGGTGGATGCGGTTCCCGTTCGGCAGGGTGAGGCAGATGTAGGCCCTGATGGGCACGCTGTCGCGCATCAGTAGTCCTCGCCCTCATCGAAGAAGTCGTCGCTGTCCCCGGAGGACTTCTCGTCCGGGCTCGTCTCCCAGCCGTCGTAGTCCTCCACCACGTCGATCTCAGGGACCAGTGTCTCCTCGTCGGCGGGGGTCTTCGGCTTGATCGGCGTCACGTTCGACGGCTTCTTGGCCGGCTCGGCCTCGGGCTCGGCCTCGGGCTCGTTGGTGGCGTCCTCGAACTCGTCGGTGGAGGGCTCGTGGTCACGGGCCACCTCGGGCGACGGGCCGGCGACCTCCAGTCCGAGGCTGGCAGCGAGCGCCTGCGCCTTGGCGAGAGCCTTCTGGTACGCGGCCTCCTTCCGGGCCCGCGCAGCAGCGGCTCGGGCGTCCCGCTCGGCGACCCGGCTCGGGTCCTTGCGGTACTGGACGCGCAGGGCGTCGATGAGGGCGATGGACTCGGGCTTGACGCCCTTGCCCGTCTCCCGCTTGATGTAGGCGGCGAGAGACTTGTGGCCCTCGGTCACCTTCACGCTGTCGATGTCGAAACTCACTTTTCTGCCTCTTTCTGGTTGCGGTTCATCAAATAGACCTGCCGTGCGTATTCGACTCCACGAGCACCGTCCAGCAGGTATTGTTGCACATCCTGTCGAGCAGCCGCAATATAAGCGACCTCCTCCTCAATCGTGTCGAGCATCCGCAGACAGTAGATCGTCACATTGTGGTTGCGCGATATCCGGTGAATGCGGTCCTCGGTCTGAATCTGCTCGTCCGGGATCGTGGACTCGTCCAGGAAGACCATGTAGTCGGCGGCGTCCAACGTGAGTGCCACGCCGCCGGCCTTGGTGTTGAGGAGGACGACCTGGAGGCCGCCGTTCTGGAAGGCGTTCACCACGGCGTCGCGCTTCGACTCCGGCATTCCGCCGACGATCAGCCCGGCTCCGTAACCCGCGTGCTGGAGCCCAGTCTGGTAGCGCTTGAGGATGCTCGTGAGGCGGCCCGCCACCACGACCTTCTTGCCCCCGGACGCCTCCAGCCACTCCAGCAGCCACTCGAACTTCGGGCTGTCGAGTGTAGGCACCAGCGCGCCGTCCACCACGTCGTGGCGGCAGCCCGCGATCTGGAGGCGGCGGGTGTACTCGGCCAACGCCCCGTTCACCAGCACGTCGCCGACGACGCCCTCAGCCTCCAACTCGGCGTACTGCGCGGCCTGATCCTTGGACATCGACAGCCACACGCCCAGCGGGCTCTGATCGTCGCCGTCGATCAGGTGGTACCCGGCGTACGTCTTCGGAGGCAGGTCCGGGGCCACCTCGGCCTTGGTCCGGCGCAGCATGATCGGCTGGAGGCTCCTGGCGAGCGCGGCTCGACCACCCTCCTTGAAGCCGACCAGCACGTAGTCGCTGAACCCGTTGCTCTGCGTGGCGTAGAACTCCTTGATCCAGTTCCAGTAGGACCTGTAAAGGTCGGGTCGCAGCCAGTTCAGGGTGCCCCACAGTTGCTCGGGCTTGCCCCGCATCGGTGTGCCGGACAGCGCAATGCGCCGTCGAGCCCGCTCGCCAACGAGCACGAAGCCGGCGCGGGTCTGGTTCGGGATCGAGTTGGACGTGCGAATCAGAGCCCGGTGGCTCTCGTCGCACACCACGGTGTCCCAATCGCGCTGTAGCAACTCGGGCAGCACCCCATTCTCCGGGGCGTACACGAAGTGGGTCTTGACCCCGGATTGGCTCTTGCTGAACCGGATCACGTCCCGGCGCTTCCGGGGCAGGTCGTCTACCTTGGCGCGGACCCGCAGTGACTCGGTGTTCACCACGACGAACACATGCCGGGTCAACGGATCGGGTACGAACTCGTTCAGGGCTTGGGACCGGCTCTTGAGCGAGCCCGTGAGCGTCAACACCTCGACGTGCCGGTCAGCGAGCCAGCGGGTGATCTCTGGCCTCCAGACGTTGCTCACGGCGATCTTCGGGCACACGATCAGGTGCCAGCACCGAAACAGATCCTTGTCGTCGTACCGGAACGCGGCGTCGGCCACGATCGTCCCAAGGGTCTGGATCGTCTTCCCGAGGCCGGGCTCGTCAGCGAGCAGCGCCGAGCCGGCGCGGCGCATGAAGTGCGCACCCCTGCGCTGGTACGGACGCATCGCGTCGTAGACCAGACTCATCCTCGACTCCGTTCTGTCTGTAAAGACTGTGGTGGTACGGGTGGATTCGAACCACAGGCCCCCGGTGTTTGACGCCTACAGGGGCACACCGTCTTCTCCCCTGCAACGGGCCAGCCTCGCCCGCTTCCTGCACCTCCCAAGCACGATCCCCCGAACTCCCACGCCGTGGGCGGCGGTCGTACCTGGTGGAGCATCCGGGAATCGAACCCGGCTCCGAGCGGTGCCAGCGTGTGGCCTTGTCGCCCGTCGAAACCTACTATGCCCCTGGTCGGCGGTCGGGCCGGTTGTCTCTCCGTGCCCGACCGCCTGTTGTGAACGCGGCTACGGACTGCCCTATTCCGAGCCACGCACGATGTGCTCCTCGTCCCGCCGGGCTGGCTTCTGGTCGGTGTCTTGGACCAGCCACGGACAAAGGTGTGGGTCGGGCCGCTTGGCCCACGTCACCTTCTGGCGCTTGCCCCGCGCCGTTGCTCGGAAGTGCGCGGCCTCCAGCACCCACTCGATTGAGCGCTTGTGGTGAAAACGCACCAACGGTATCCGGACGAAGTAGCGATCCTCTCTCACCAGGCTCATTCGCGACCCACCTCCTCGTCGGTGCGGGCGAGGTCGTCCTCCGTCTCCTCGTAGGCCGACTCGGGGGCGAGGCCGTCGATAGGGCCCGCGACTCCAGTGCCGGCCAGCACGTCCTTGAACACCTCCAGCACGCGGACCACCACCTCCTCGCATGCCTTGCGGATCATAGCCTCGTCGCGCGAGGCGGTAGGGATGCGGAAGTTGAACGCCCCTCGAAGTCTCTGATCGAAGCCGGCGGAGACGTTCAGCCACTCAGCCCTCACTCGGACGATCTCCGCCGGCTCCTGGCTCACCGAGACGATCACGATCCTGGGGTCCTCCCGGACGTTGATCCTCTCGACGGAGGGGTCGCGGCTCAGCCGGAACCAAGCCACGTCCCCGCCGTCCACCGGGTCAGGACGCTCACCGAGGAAGCGGGTGAACGGCATGCCGTAGAGCGCCGAGCAGATAGCCTCATGCGCCACTTCCTGGAGCCGGGCCACGTCAGTTCTCCACGACCGGGTTGTGGTTGGTGACCTCGACGGGGTTGTACGGGCCCCACGACCAGACGCATGTGTCGGTGGTGTAGCGCTCGGCGACCCGCTGCAGCGTGTCGTTCACCTTGGCGATGCTGGCGGGGTACTTCACCGGGAGGGTGACGAGGATGACGCCACCTGCCGCAGCGGTGGCGGTCAGGATGCCGTCGTACTGGAGGAGGTCACGGAGGACCGTGCCGACCTCGTGGGCGAAGTGGGTCTGCTCCGTCGTGTCCCCGATCTCGGGAAGGACGAAGGTGGCGATGCTGCCGGGGCGCACGAAGTCCTCGACTCGGCTGCCGAACGTCTCGTTGGGGTTGGAACGCATGTTGAATCACTCTCGTTTTCTGGTCAGTGTTCACTTCGACTCGACCTGCTCGACGCGATCCTACGCGCAACTTCCCGTTCGTGGCAAGCGCAGGTGCAGAACAACATCGGCGTGGTGTAGGCGCGCCCTCGCGCGTCGTGATAGTCCCTTGCCGGGATGATGCCTCGGCAGTCACCGCAGTGACCGTCAAGACACCACCCCAGCAGCAGGTCTACTCGCTCGGGCATGGCTGCTGGTACGTGCACATGGGGTGACAGTCCGCATCGGCGGGTCGTCCACAGCCGGGGCAGAAGTCCTCGTCGTCCCGGTCCATGTCGTCCAGATACTCCTGATACGACCCGGTGTAAGGGTTCGGGTACTCGGGCATCAGTTGTCCACCTCCGCCAGGCCGATCAGAGCCTCGGCCAGAGCCTTGGCGTCGTCGTTGAACAGGGGCTTGGTGACGATGGATGATCCGTCCGGTGAGGTGGTGGTCAGCCAGATGATTCCGGCGTCCGACTTCTCGACGGCGATGCCCTTGCCAGGCACGGGCTGGAACGGCGCTACGGCGTTGGTCATGCTCGACTCCTTGATTCTGGCCCGGCACTTCCGGGCTCGTTGGTGTAACCGTACCTGTAAAGGATCTATTCCGTCAACAGGACGACCCCCGCACCGGGCGCGGTTGCGGGGGTCGTCCACCTGACGCAGCGCGAGGGAGTCGAAGACCTCGAATGCTGCCGGGCTCAGTGCAGCGTCAGCCGACGCTTCCATAGGGCCTTCTCCAGCCCGTTGCGGATGTGGTTCAGGTCCACGGCCCCGACGCCGGGCAGGGACCGGGGCACGCCGAACTTGCCGTCGCTGAACTGCCGAATGGCGTACTTCTTGTGCGGAGCGGGCACCGGCGGCTTCGCGTTCGCATTGGAGTACCGCGCCGACCACAGCCGGAGGTGGAGGCCCTTGATCGGGTTGAGCCGGTACGGGGTGTAGATGATCCCGCGCTTCGTGCCCAACTGGCGAGCGCACTCCCGGAAGAAGTCCGCGACGAACTCGGTCATGTCCTCGGTCGAGAGGTGGTTCGGGTTCGTCTCCAGATCCAGCACCGGGAGCATGTTGTGCTTCTTGAGCCCGGCCACCTTGAGGAAGTGCCGCGCCTGCGCCGTGCCGCCGTTCTTCTCAGGCTCGGCGAAGTGGTACGCGCCCCAGCGGATGCCGTGGCCTCGGTGCTCGATCCGACGCTTGGCATAGTTCGGGTCCACGAAGCCGGTGCCCTGGGTGGCCTTGTGGAAGACGAACTTCGCGCCGGCCTTGTGGGCCTTGGTCCAGTCGATCTTCTGGTCCTGGAAGTGCGACAGGTCGAAGCCGTCGATCCGCAGTCCTCGGGTCATGGATCAGACCTCCTCGCCAGTCGCCGGGACCGAGGCCGTCTTTACAGACTCGTCCACGTTCGAGGAGTCCCGAGGGCTCGCCGGCACCTCGGCCAGCACGTCGATACCACGGTCCACGATCTGGTCCACGGCCCGGTTCACCTCCGGCTTGTGGTCGGCCAAGTACTCCACGGCGTCCTGCCAGAAGCGGTGGATCACGGCACCGACGCCGGTGCCCGCAAGTCCAGTCAGCACCTCGACGGTGGTGTTCACGGTCATGTCTGTCGCCCTTTCGCTCGGAGTCAGCCTACCCGCTGTTGCCGTCGATGGAAGCCACCGGAGTAGTTGAGAATCATTCTCGTGGCACGTCCGGCACGTGTATGTATAGAGTCCTCACGCGTGCGCGATAGGGCAAAGTTTGTACATAGACGTGCCGCACGTGCCACCAAAGTAAAGTTGCAGGTCAGAGGGGGTGTGCCGTTTCGTACGCGTTCGATTCACGATCCCGTAACGGTGCCGTTTGTCGTCTCGACGTACCCTCCAGCCTGGCTGTACGCACGGATCTTGTAGGCGTACTGCGTATCAGTTGCCACAGCGACGTCCGTAAAACTGGCCTGACCGTCCGCGTTCGGGCGCAATCCGGCAGCGATACGAATCTCAGATTGACCGACTACAGACCTGAAAACGTCGTACTTCACGGCTGGGTATGTGCCGCCTCCGTCCTCCAGCAGCAGGCTGATCGTGCCCGCGTTGGAGTCGAGGATCATGCTCACGGTCGGCTGAGCGGGCGGGTCGATGCTGATGTCGAAGTCCGCTGAGCCGACCGTGCTGTATTCGCCAGCCGTGGCCGCGTACTGGACCGTCGCCTTGTTGCCGAGAGCGTTGCCGTTCGGCCACGAGAGGGTGGTCGAGGCCGTCGAGCCAGAGATTGTGATTGTGTTCACGACCGCTCCGGCACTGTCGAGCAGGCTCACGATGCTCGACACCGGCGTCCCGCCAGGGTGCGTCCAAGACACCGGGACACCCTCGCCGGTGACCCCGTTGGCGTCGGTGTAGTTGTCCACGATCGTCCCGATGGTCACGACCGGGGCAGCCGGCGGGGTGTAGACGGTGACCTGGAAGTGCGCCGGCGCGCACGCGTTCAGCGTGCCGCTGATGTCGGTGTTCCAGTCGCCTCCGGTGTCCTGGGTGTCGATGTACAGATCGTAGGTCCCGGTCGCGCTCGGATTCCACACAGGCGAGCCGACGCCGATCACGAACGAGGACGACCCACCCGGAGTGGAGAGCGCTTGTGTCGGGCTCCAAGTGATCGTTGTGCCTCCATCCGTGGACACGCCGAAGCGATACGCCTGCATCTGCACGTTGCCGTTGGTGCTCTGTGCCGCATCGGTGCGGAACGTGAAAGGGACGCTGATGGAATCGACACCCACAGAGAGCAGCAGAGGGCTGGAGTCGTCCTCATACGGCGTCTTCGGGGTCAAAGGGTAGGCCCGAGCAGTGATGAGCGCGAAGCCTCCGGTGCCTGTAGGGCCTCCAGCAGCGCTCGGGCTGTACGGAGGGGCAGCCCGGTCAGCGACGACACCTGTAGGAGCCGGGAGAGTGCCTACGGCGGCTGTAGAGGCCCACGTCGAGCCGCCACCACCGCCACCGCCGCCACGGAAGTTGGCAGCACCGCCGCCACCACCCTGGTAGTAGCCGCCACCACCACCACCGCCACCCGAGAAGCGAGCAGTGCCGGCTCCTGATCCGCCCCGAGCGGTGGAGGACGAGGTGGAGTTCATCTTGGCCCCCGCCGTCGCCGCCACCACCCCGCTGGCAGCAGTGCCTGTCCCTGCCGGCCCCCCAGCGGAGGTGCTGGCCGCGCCGCCATAGGCGTTGTAGAGGGGCGTCCCCCCGGTCAGGCTTGCCCCGTCCATCCCGCAGCCGCCGATGCCCCCCGCGAAGCCGCCCATCACGAAGGTGGAGCCGTTGTTGTAGACGTAGCCCTGCTGGACCGCCTCGTAGGGCAGGTTCGGCAGATAGAGCGGCGTGCCGTTGATGCCAGTGTAGGTGGACCACGGCGGGTTCGTCGTAGGTGTGTTCAAGGACCCGTAGGTGTAGTTGAGGAACCAAGCACCCGTCTGGCCCCCGCCGGACCCTCCAGCAGCACCAGCCACCAGGGACGGGGCAGAGAAGTCGTTGGAAGTGAGCAGCGAGGTCGAGCCGCCCCCTCCTCCTCCTCCGGAGTAGCCGACGCTGAAGCCTCCTGAGCCAGCGTTTCCGGCACCGCCGTTCCCGCCGTCAGGCCACCCTCCGACACCTGCACCGCCGGAGGAGGGTGCGTTCGCACCGTTGCTCCCTACAGCCAGGTACAGCGTCGAGGGCCAGGTGGGTGCTCCGTCAGTGATCGGCGCGTTGTACGTCCCGGAGCAATAGCCACCAAGGTTCGAGCCGTAGACGCTGCCTGCCTCAGGCACGCCGAAGGACGGATGGGTGTACTTGCCGTCCGTGTTGGCAAGCATGTCCACCGACCAGTAGTGGCTCAGGTAGTTGGACGGAGCCCCGCCAGGCGCACCCTCCCCGCAACCTCCTGCTGCGCCCCACAACTGTGCTTTAAAGGACACGATGCCCTTGGGCAGCACCCACGCCTGAATGCTGGCGGTGGGGGTGAAGGTCCAGTAGATATTAGCCATGGTTACGCCTCGTAGTTGGGGAGGGTCTGGAACGTGACAGCCTGGTCGCCACTCCCGTCCAGCGGGAGAGTCCACTGAGACACTACGCCGATGCGCGCAGGTGACTTCAACGGGCGCGCTACCACCAGATTGGGGTCCTGGATGCGAACAAAGTCGTAGTGCCAGAGCACAGGGAACAGCGCAGAGGTGAAGGTGTACGTCTCAGTCGGTGCAAGGTCGGAGAGGACCACCTGCTGGCCCGCCTGCACCAGTTGCGGGTAGGAGGTGATGTCGGCGGTCGCGGTCGCCACGGAGACGATCTTCGACACCGTGCGGCCCCGGCTCGTGACGGAGGTCGGACTGCTGGAGTTGTCGATCACGGTGTACATGGTTGAACCCTCCACCGGCGCGTCCTGGAGGTTCTGCATCACGAAGATCCACTTGTTCGGCACGTCGTAGAGATCCTGGATCACCTGCCTACCCTCCTGGAGCATGTTGAACTCGTCGGAGAGATCGAACACAGCCTCGGGCACGAAGTTCGCCACAGAAGGGATCGCGCGAGTACCTACTTGGAACACGCCGTTCCAATCCACCCATACCGGGAGGTAGCCGGCGGCTGCCAGGAGGGTATTCACAATGTCGAGCCAAGTGAAGTTGTTCGACTGGTCGAACGGGAACGAGAATACCTGAGTGGTTAGGACGCCGGAGGTTGTGCCTTGGACGGACGCCCACGGCAATGCAGCCTGGATCGCGTTGATAGCCTCCCCGGCGGGGTCCACGCCTACCGGAACCTCGTACGAGTCACCTACAGGCACGTTGAGAAGTGTCAGCAGGTCGTAGCCCTGGAAACTGATCTTCGAGGGCAGCGCGGAGAGATCAATCGGCGGGGTCTGGAGCACGTAGACCCCGAGGTTCACCGTCAACGTCTGGCCAGTGCTCGGGTTCGAGACGGTCATGTACGGCTGACAGAAGTCAGCCAGGTAGTCGAAGGTGTCCAACACGTCGGAGTCGAACGTGAGCACCGCCGAGCGGTGCACGTCCGCGCCAACGTCGGAGGTCACGCTAGAGCCGGTGGTCATGTACGTGCTGATGTCCTGGCCGCTCGACAGCACCCCCGACGACGATGACATGATGCGGGCCCCGTACGCCACTTGCAGCGTCGAGGACTTGCGCAGGAGGTCGTTCTGAGGGCCGGAGAGAGCCTGCAACTCAGACCGCCTCCTCGTAGGTGACCGAGACGAACGTGATCGCCACGTCGGTCAGCAACGTGCCCGCGCCGGGCGTGCCCGAGAGAGGGATGTCGGTCTTCTGCGTCTCCACGAACGAGCCGAACAGCCGACGCCCGTAGGTGTCTCGGAAGACGCACGTCTTGCCCATCAGGGCGTCCACCTGAGCCACCTGGGTGGGTGTGAGGGCCCGCAGCGTGAGCGTCTGTGTACGGCTGGTCGCCGAGCCGAGGATGAGCCTCGTGACCCCGTTGGCGTAGTTGCGGAACTCCCCGGACAACTGCCGATCGTCGTTGCGGGAGCCGCCGCCGCCCACGGAGCCCGAGGTGCCCGAGGCCACATCCGTCTCGGGGTGGTTCACCTGTGCGATGTGCGCGGAGGTGAGGTGGAGGGTGCCGGTCAGCGCTGCCATGTCGTCACGTCCTAGAGGCACGGATGAGTGCCGAGGTCTGGTCCTGGGTAGCGGTCTTGAACGCGTCCGTGACCGCCTGTGCGTGGCCCTCGTTGGCACGAGCCAGAGCGTCGCCCACAGCCGGGGCAATGGTCTTTACAGCCTCGATCGTCTCGTTCTGCTGGTCCGCCAGAGCCCGGATCGCGTCGGCGAGTGAGGACACGCCCTGCTGGAGCGTTGAGGTTCCCGAGAGGCGTAGGCTCCCGCCGCCTGCTACAGCAATCTCGGTGCCCGAGAAGGCGTCACTGACCTTGCCGGCCAACGTAGACAGCAGCGGCTGGACGTGGCTCCCCCATACGGCCTGGATGCCGTTGTGCAGCCCCAACATCAAGAAGCGTCCGATCTCATCGAACACCTTGGAGGGCGACGAAATCTTGTTCTTCAACTTGACGATTGCCGAGATCGCGGACGAGATCCCGTCGATGAAGGGCTTGAGGGTGTGATCCCACACCCACTTCATACCGTTGTAGAGCCCTTGTATCACAGCCTTGCCAGCGCCCGTGAGCAGGCTGCCGAGATCACCTAGAACAGAGACGATCTTATCCGGGATCGCATTCACGAAGTCGTGAACGGTTTGCCAGCCGTTCTGAGCCCCTGTCTTCAGCCCATGCAGGATGTCCTCGCCCGCACTTACTAGGAGGTCTGCAACGCCAGAGAAGAAGCCCTTGATCTTGCCGGGGAGGCTGTGGAAGAAGTCGCTGATGTCTCCCCAGTGCTTGATGATCTCGGTCACGGCCAGGCCGAACGGTCCGGTCAGGATCGCGAGGAGGTCGCTCCAGTGCGACTTGAACCAGCCGAAGACGGCCTGTGCCCCGTCCGAGATCACGCCCCACACCTTCTGGAACGCGTCCGAGACAGCGTTCCAGTGCTCCACGAGTTCGTAGGCCGCGACGCCGAGCGCCACCACACCCGCGATGACCAACACGATGGGGTTGGCATCCAGCGCAGCGTTGAACAGCCACGTAGCCGCCGTCAGTGCGCCGGTGGCGGCAGCCCCCACCAACTGCGCAGCCCGCCAAGCGAGCATGGCGACGCGGTTGGCTACCACAGACGCGGTGTTGGCGTCCTGTGCCACGGTCAGGCCCGACCACCCGAACGAGATCGCCTCGATGATTCCGGTGATAGCCGCGATGCCCTTGGTGACGGCTGCCCAAGCGGCAGTAGCCGCTGTCGTAGCCTTTACAGCCGCAGCGATGCCGAGGATGGTGTCCGCCACCGCCTTGTGCGAGAGGAACCATGCCAGGCCAGCGATGACAGGAGTGAGACCCTTCGCTAGCCCGTCCAGTGCGTCCGTGACCGGGCCTACCGCCGGGGTGATCGCTTCCAGCCCGTCGTCCACCATGGACTCCAGTGCTGTGAGCAGGTCCCCCACCGGGCCCACTAGATCGTTGACCGGCTTCTGAAGCCCGGTGATGAGTGAGGCCAGCAGCCCGACGCCGGTCGGGTTCACCAGATCGGCGATGGACGACACAAACTCGCCGAGCACGGGAGCGAGCGTGTTCAGCATTGACGCCAGAGCATCGAACGCGGGGGTCAACTCGCTCGTGAGGCTCTTGCCGAGCGGACCGATGAGGTCGTCGGAGATCGTCTCCAGCAACGTCTTCAACGGCGGCAGGAGGATATTCACGAGGTCTGAGACGACACCGAGGAACGGCGTGGCTGCTACCAGCACGTCTCCGATCCCCTTCGCCAGAGGGGCCAGGTCAAGGCCCTTGAGCGCCTTCGCGAGCCCGTCAAGGAAGGTCAGCGCGGGCCCGGTCAGCGGTGCGAGGTCTTTGCCGATGTTGACCAGCGCGCCGCCGAGATCCTTGAACAGCGTCTTGGTGAGGCCCGCGTACTTCTGGACGGTCGAGAGGGTGCTCTCCACGAAGCCGTTCGACTTGAGATTGGCCCACTTTTCGAACTCGGCGGAGAGTTGGACGGCCCCCTTCACCACCAGTTGCATCACCGGGGCCAGGGAGTCGAACAGGTCCATGAGCCCGCCGAAGACGTGCACGATGATCGTGCCCAACTTCGGAATGTCCTTGTCGGCCAGGGAGTTGATCGTCTGGAGGAACTCCTGAGCGTCGTCGCGCTTGAACAGCGCGCCGATCTGGTTCACGACGCTCACGAGGCCCTTGGACATCGTGTTTATGATCGGCTCGAACTCGGGCAGGAGGCTCGCCAACTGGTTGAAGGCGGCAACCATCACCTTGAAGATGCCAGGGTCCACCGCTGCCTGGAACTTGTCCCACGCCGTGTTGAGGCCCTTGAACGCTGTCTCGGCCTGCCCCGCGACGCCGGGGAGTTGCTTCCCCGCCTTGATCGCGTCCTGGATCTTCTCGAACGCCTTGGAGGCCACAGCGCCGTACGCCGCCGCCGAGACGGCCACCGCAGCGAACCCGGCCACACCGGCGGCGGAGAACAGCCCGAATGCAGCCGTAGCAGGCCCCAGCGCGGGCGCGAGAGCCGCCGCCAGCCCGACCAGGTACATCAGGCCGTGTCCACCGCCCTCACCGCCTGAGAGCGGGTTGGAGTGGGCGTTGTAGGTACCTGCCACGGAGTCGATCTTGGCACGCAGCGCGTCCAGCGCCAGCCGAGCCTTGGCCGTGTCCACGTCGATGGTCGCGGTCTTCTTCTCGGCCCCGAACTTGTCCAACTCCAACTTGTCGGCGTCGAGTTCGGCGTGGAACTCGGAGTCGTCCAGTGAGAGTGTCGCCGTCTCGTCGCCGACGTGCTCGGGCTCCTCGTCGCCCTCCTGGACGGTGCGGACGGTACGGGTGATGTCCCGGCTCTCGAACTTCTCCGCCTCGGCCTGCGCTTTGGAGAGCCCGGCCATGAACGGGTCGAGGTTCAGGTCAACGGTGCCCTCGATGCTGCCGGCGTTGAAATCCGCCATTGCCCCGTTCTCCCTACAGCGTGCGCTCCGTGAAGCCTAGCGCAGCGAGGTCGCCCTGTCGGCTGCTCAGAGCGCCGTGGAAGTTGTCCACGGAGCCCTGGACCGGCGAGGTGCCGTCCGAGAGGAACCCCTCGGCCTGGAAGCCCTCGATGTAGGTCCGCTGCAACCACCACGGTAGTCCATCCCACTCGGACGGGCCCATGTGCAAGTAGCGGCGCGCGAGGTAGTACAGCGCCCTGCCACTCCGCCCTCCCGAGAGGGCTTCGTAGCGGGCGCTTACGCTTCCGGGAGGAAGAAGGTTCCGGTGATCCACCCGATGAAGCGACTCTTGTCACGGTGGGGCAACGCGGTGATCTGCTCGACGGTAGGGCTGTTCGAGCACACGTCGGAGATCGCCGCTACCAGCATGGCGTTCACGTCGTCACCGGCCTCGACCATCTTCGCCAACTCGGCCAGGTCGATCTTGGCCTTGCCGTCCACCATCGTGACCGGCATCAACTGCCGGAGCGTCTCGAAGAACGTCTCGACCTGGAGACTGGACGGCTCAGGGATCTCGCCCTTGGCGTCCGGCACGTACTTGGTGAAGTCGTAGGTCAGCGGGTCCTTGCCCGCCTCGAAACTAGGCATGGGTCAACTCCTTGGATGTTCGACTCGTGCTTCGAGCATAGCAAACGGGCCGGGGATCGCCCGGCCCGTTTGCATCCTGAGGTAGCGAAACTCAGTCCTGCATCACGCCGTCTTCGCGGCAGTGAAGTTGACGATCTCGATCTCGCTCGGCTTGCACACGGTCGCGAAGTTGACCGCGTAGAGCCGCTGGCCGGCGGCACGCCGGAAGGCAGCCGAGACGTTGCCGAGTTGGGTCCACTTCGGGGCGTAGATGATGCGCCCGAAGCCCTCAGCGTTCGTGGTCACCATGGCGACGGCGTAGTAGATCACGTTGTCGGACAGGGTGATCGTGTCGTAGCCGGGAGCCGAGGAGGTGGCGGCGGTCGCGGCGCTGGTCGCGTTCAGGGCCAGGGTCAGCGTCTTGGTCACGTCCTCGGAGAGCGAGCCCGCGATGGTAATGCTCTGCGAGGTAATCGTGGTGCCCACCGGGGTGCTCTGCTCCTCGATGTTGATGACCTGGGTGGACTTGTCCGCGCCCAACTGCCAGCCCTGCTCGGTCGCGCCCACGGGCACCCAGCCGGTCGGAGTCGTGAAGAACGTCTCATCGAACGGGTCAGCGGTGTTGAAGCCGCTCAGAGTCGGGAGAGCGGTGCCGGCGGCAGCCGTGAAGACGGCAGCCTGGCCGACCACCACGTTGTCGGCGTCGTAGAGGTCGCCAATCGCCATGTCAGTGTGCCTTTCGTGTCAGCGTCACGCCGGCACTCGCCGCCGCCGCCATGATCCGGTCCACGTCCTCGGAGGGTACGGTCGTCCCGGCTCGGTCGATCACCAGCGTACTCCCGTCAGCCTCCGGGAGATTGAAGCGGGTGCAGTAGGAGGGCCCGACCAGAGTCAGGGTCGTGGAGTCTTCGCCGGCGGGGTCCGGCGCTTCTTGCGGCTCCTGCGTCGCGGCTTCGGACGCGGGGGTGCCGGGAGTGGGGTCTTCGTCCATGACACGATGCTCCTTTACAGGCCGCTCTTGGCCCGAGCGATGTAGGTCGTCTGGAAGTGGTAGCGGTTCGAGTCGTCGTAGTCCACGAGTTGGGGTCGGCCTCCGGTGCGCTGCACGGAGAGCACACGGGTGGTCCCGAGCATGGCCGGGGAGTTGAGCCGCAGCAGCATGGTGTCGATGTCCATTGCCAGCCGCTCAGCGGTTGGGAAGTCGTTCTGTGGTCCCAGCACTCGGGCCACGATGAACACCCCGTCGTAGGTCTGCTCTAGTTCGAGGCCCGACCCGTTGCCCACCGTAGCGAACACCATCGCCTGAGGGGACAACTTGTCGAGCGGAGGCAGGAACGGGCCAGGGTTGATGAGCGGCATCGTTGTCGTCTGCGCGCCCACGTTCGGGTTCCAGTCGGTGTAGCCGAGATCCGCCAGGCCCGTGCTCAGGAAGGACTCCACGTCGCTGTAGAGCAGCATCACTCGGTCCTCCGGTGCGGGTCGAGCAGGTAGCGCAGCCGCGCCTTGCCCCTGATCTGAGACGGGTCCAGCCGACGCACGAACGGGGCCCGGTCGTAGACCGTGCCGCCGTCCCTGGTCACCTTCGGGTGGCCGGACATGCGCAGATCGTGGAACTCTCGGGGAGCCCGCTGGATCACACTCTTGGCGATGTCCTCCGCGACCCGCGACAGTGCGCCGCCGGGGTCTACGCCGTCCTCCGTGAACAGCAGGCCGGCCACGGTGCGCATGTGGTTGCCGAGGTAGATGCTGTCGCGGAGGTAGAACGCCTGCCCGCCACGAGGGTGCCGGAACTCCGGGTGCACCTCCTGGTAGTGGGCATAGACCTGATCCACCTCGCACGACGCTTGCCAGCGGCCCTTGGCCTGCTCATGCAGGGTCGCCATGCTCTTGGCGAAGTCGCCTCGGGTCACGACGGCCACCCGTCGATCCAGTACGGACGCCCGCCGGTCACCGGGTCGTACATGGCCGGGTGAAGGTTGAAGTCGCTCGGGTCGAACAGATCGCCGGCGTACGGCTCGAAAGCCGGGCCCGCGCCGGTGGCGGCATTCGGCGAGACGTTGTTCGGGAGTTGCAGCCGCACCTTGCCAGCGGAGACGGCCTGGAGGGCCTGCATCGTGGCGTTGTAGCGGCGCACGACGGGATCGGTGTCCGCGAAGTCCTGGCTGCCCCGATAGGTCAGCGTGGCGTTGTACGCGGCGATGTTCCGGCTCCAATAGTCGATCGGGTGCGGGATCTGGCCCACTGTCCCGTCCTCGTCAGAGCCAGCGACGACCACCTGGACCGGCACCGCGTAGTAGGCCCCGATGTACGAGTCGATCGTAGCGTCGGCCTCGTTGATCGCGTCCTGGATCTGCGTGTCAGAGAGGTCCGCTGCCGTGCGGGTAGGCGTGGTGGGGAGGTTCCCGGCGAAGGACGGCACGAGCGCGTTGCGCACCATCTGGACTGTGCTGTACGACATCGTGCCGCCCTCCGGGATCTGCCCTGCCTACCAAGCCAGCCTACTGCTGCTCGCTCCGGTGGAGGTCCGCGACGGTGAGCGCGTCAGCGGGTACAGCGTCGCCGGCGGGGGCCGGGACCGGCTGGACCGCCTCCACGACCGGAGCGATGTAGTGCTCGCCAGCACGGGCGAAGACGGCCCGGATGTGCCGAGCGGTGGTCCGCACATCCTTGCCCGCCACCTTGGCCTCCTGTGCCACGGCGCGCAGCCCGAGGAGGGTCTGAATGGACGGGTGGTCGGCGGGGGCTTGAATGCGCTCGCCGCGCAGGAGCCGGACGGATTCCGGCTTCTTGGTCTGTGCGTTGACGCGCCCGGTGGCGACGTTCACGGCGTCGGTGAGAACGACGTACGTCTCCAGCCCGGTGGTGTCAGGCTTCGGAGCCTTCTGGAGTGCGGTGTCAGCCATGATGAAGCGCCCTTCTGAGGTCAGGTGTTGCGTGCAGGCCCCAGCGTATCAAACGGCGTTTCTGGACCTAGTTCTCCGTGATCGTCACGGTATAGGACTTGTCCATGCTCATCACCCATGAGACTCCCGTAGCGGTCACCTGAAGCGTATTGGCAGAGAGCACGACCGTGGCACCCTCCACGTCCGGTGCCGGCGTCCCTGAGCCCGCAGCCGAGAGGATGACCTGCTGGACGCAGTTGGCTGAGTCCTGGCTTGATTGCTTCGTCTGCGTGATCTGCGACGGGGTGAACTGCGTGCTGTAGAGCACGTCTCCGCTTGCCATGAGAGCCCCTCCTAGAACGGGAACACCCCCGAGTCTAGAGGACTCGGGGGTGTTCGAGGCGCTGCTGGTCAGGCGTTGGTGTACGTCTGGCCTTCGGTCAGAGCCACGTTGTCGGACTGCGGCACGGTGGTCGCGGCACCGGTCAGGGTGACGGTGCGACCGCCGACCTTGGCCGAGGTGACGCCGCCGGTGACGCCGACGATCAGGACCACCGCGAGCGGCTGGTCGAAGAAGATCGCGCTGGCCCGAGTGATGTCGGTGCGGAACGCCTCGCGGGGACCGCCGTTGGGGCCACCGCCCTCGCCGTACATCGGGGTGCCGGACAGTGGGCGCTCGTCGGAGATCCCACCGAACACCTTCCGCTGGCACACGATCGCGCCGCTCGGGAAGTACGCGGACAGCCGCCACGAGGTGACGACATCGAGGCCGAGGAACTTGTTCGGCAACTTGCCCGTGTACTGGAGGCTCTCGTCGGCGATGTTGCCGACGTAGGGCTTCGACACCTCGTCGGAGTCGAGGAAGTCCACCTGCGTCTCCAGCGAGATCACCAGCGTGTCCGCCTCGTACCCGAACTTCTGGTTGCCGGCGGTGTCGGCGGCAGCCGTCTGGATCAGGTACTTCGCGGTGTTCACGTCCTGCCGGATGTGGCTGGCCGCGTCCTGCCACGACTTGTCGGTGGTCATCACCTGAACGTTCGCGTTGGCGACGACGGCGGAAAAGAAGCCGTCCTCCCACGAGCGCAGCATGGTGTTCTTGATCTGGACCACCTGGGTGTTCACCATGTCCACCGAGTTGCGGTCGATCATGGTCTTCGAGACTCGGAGGCCGAACGCCTTGCGGACCACGCGGGACACCTTCGGGGTACCGAGCGAGCCGTTGGTGGTCGGGATCTCACCGAACTCGTCCAGAATGGTCGGGTCGTCCGCGCTGAACAGCGGGGTGGACTCGAAGTAGAGCACCGCGCCGGACGGGGCGTCCTGGGCGTTGCGCAGAACCGCGTCCACGAGGAACGCCTGGTCGAGCATGGACAGCACGCGCTTGGGGATCAGGGTCGGGCTCTTGAGCATCATGCTCACGGTGAGCCGGGGCCCGTCCTGGGTGCTGACGATCTGAGTGGCCATTGTCGCTGTCTCTCTTTCTTGTCAGCGCTCAGTAGATGTAGGCCAGGCCAGTACCGCCGGCGGAGGACATGCCTCCGACGACACGGCACTCGCCCACCACGGAGTCGGCGGGGTCGGTCCCCTCCACGTACGCGCGGACGTGGCCGTTGGCAGCAGCCGCCAACTTGGCCCCGAACGCGACGGCTGCGGCGGTGTACGTCACCTTGACCACGGCTCGCTTGTACACGGTGACCAGTTCGTTCACCGGGTTGGGGTACGCGTACGGGTAGCCGTCGCCGTCCGTGCCGGTGAGATCCTGGCTCGCGACGGGCTCGGCCCGGCGGGAGGTCACACCCAGCACGTTCTGCGCGGCGTCGCCCGCGATAGCGATGCCCTGCACGCCGGCGTTGGTCGCGCCGCTGGCAGGGATCACGAGGATGCCGCCGTCGATCGCGACGGTGGCCTCGTACACGTCGTCATGCCCGATGCGGACCTTCGGAACGCCAGTCATGTTCTTGTCCTTCCTACAGGATCAGGGCCGCTCAGAACTGAGCGTTCCAGAGGTTCAGGTACTCGGCGTCGGGGTCCTCCCCGTCGCCGGCCTTGAAGGTGCCGCCGTGGCCCTCCTCCGCGCTGAGGTCGATGGTGCCCTTGGCGGCGTCGAGCAGACCGCGCACGATCCTGCTCACGTCCACCTCGGCACCCTGGCCTTCGGTGTTGGACAGGTCCACGACGAACTCGTCCGGCACGGTGAAGATCGGCGCGGCGAGATCGAGCAGGTGCGGCGGGACGCCGGCGCTCAGGTAGTCGTCGCGGGTCTTCTCCCAGCGGGAGAGCGCCAACTGCCGCAGCGCGGTGTTGGCCCTGTCGTTGGCGAGGTCGATCTGGCCCTGCGCCTCGTTGGAGAGGGACATCGCGGGCTCACGCTCCTCGTCCAGATCCTCGTCGTTGTCGAGGTCGTCTTCGGCCTCGTCGGTCTCCAGACTACCGTCCAGAAGATCGGCCAGTTCGGCCAGGAAGGAATCCAATTCCTCCCCGTCCAGCGCCTCGATGTCCTCGGCGGTGTAGTCCGTGACGGACTTGTTCTTGTCGCGAGCCATGTCCTTCTCCTCGAAGGTTTCGCTGGTCAGGTCGAGCAGATCGCCCGCCTCGGTTGAGAGATCGGCGGTCTGCCACCCGGACATGCCGCTGACCTGTGGGTCAAGGGTACCAAGTACGTGGACGATGCCTCGGGAGACGGTCGTTCCGTCCGACCCCTCCCGACCCCCGTCGATGATGCGCGCCGACACCCCAAGATTGGGATTGTCGAGCACGGCCTTGGCCGCTTCCCGGTTCGGGAACACGATCTTGGCGTACAGCCCGTCATCGCGGACCTGGAACTGGTCCACCTTGCCGCGCCAGCGCTCCGGGTCCATCGTGTGCGCGTTGTCCTTGTCGGCGAGGAGGAACCCCACCTCGTCCACGATCTTGTTGTTCGCCAGGTCGTGCAGGAACTCGTCGTTGAAGTCGATGCTGTGCCGCTTGCCGTCCTTGCCGGTGTAGCGGATCGTCTTCTTCGGCAGGATTTGCTTCCAGTACGCGAGCGAGCCGTCGTCGGACAGGTCGATCACGGAGTGCCCGTCGAGCATCGGGGTCTGGATCGTCAGGTTCATCGTCTTCGCGTCCTTTACATGCGGAGGCCAGAAGCCGTCGCCGCTCTTGAAATGGTAGGCCCCGCCCACGGCACGAGTGTAGGCCCCGATCTCGTGCACGTCTTCGAGAGAGGGCGTTACGAGCACCGGGTCGATGTCGATGCTGTTCGTGTCCTGGTCGTGGAACACGCCGAGGTGGTGGTTCGGGCGCGCCAGGATGTCCGCGTACCGGGCCTTGGCTGTCTCCATCGCCTGGTCGAACTCGGCCCGGCTGGCCTTCGGCGAGACGTGCACCGGCTTCATGCCGGGCTCGCGCACGGTCAGGGCGTACGCATCCGCGTCGGCAGGGACGTGCTTGCCGGTGTGGGTGTCCACGGTCATGCCGCCCCACGGCTCCCGACTGGAGGCGAACGCGTCAGCCTTGATCTTGTCCCACGACGCACCCTTGAGCGCGGTCGGCTCGCTTGACCCGGCCTTGAGCCGGTCGTACTTCGCTGCCCCGCGCTGAGCGAACCCTTGGAACTCGTCTGCGCTCACCTCAGGCGAACGGCGAGCGTCCGGTGTCGAGAGGTCCGAGGCGTGGATCGGTGCGACGGGAATCCAGCCGTGCTTGTAGCGGTACGGCTGGCCGGGGACGTGGTGGCCCATCAGAGCACTCCTCGGGCTCGGGCAATCTTCTTGTCCTTGTGCGCCTTCACGGCCTTCTGGATGCGCGCGATGAGGGCTGTCACGAGGATGGTCAGGCTGACGTTGATCGAGGACTCGACCTCGGGGTTCTCGGTGATCCGGTGGAACAACTCAGTGAAGTGCTCGGCCTCGCCGGCCCCGATCAGGGCCGCTGCACCGCCCGCCACCCGAGCAGCGATGTTCGCCACCTGCGCGGTCAGTGCTGAGAACGCGACGTGGTGCTCGACCTCCTTGCCGAACTCGCCCGCCTTCTCGGCCTTCGCGGCCACCGGTGTGTCGGTGAAGGTGTCCTTGATCCTGTAAAGACTGGCATCGAATGACGACGACGATCCTTGGACTCGAAGGCTCTTGCGGCGTATCTCGTTGGTGCGCTTCGCCGAGATCACCTTGCGGTTCATCGCCTCCAAGTGAGCCGACACCTCGTCCCACGCATGGTCGTTCTCGGTAGTGCCGACCTCGCTCGCCTGTGCTCGCTGGAGAGCCAGGTCGAGGCGCTGGCTGGACTCGCTGATGTCGAGGTCGTCGGTCTTGTACCGCATCGCCGAGGACTCACCGGACATCGTGAGGTGTGCCCCGCCGCCCGAGCCCTTGAACGAGAAGGCCGACTTGAGCGAGACGAACCGCCCACCGCCGCGCTGGCCCGCGCTGACACGCGGGTGCTCGGCGGGGTCCCAACGGTGCCGGGCGAGGTCGATCACCGGAGGCTTGAGGGTGTACGCCACCGGAGGCTCCTCACTTCTTGAACGCAGGCAGGTCGGGGAACTTGCGCTTGACAGCAGCGACCACGGCGGCGTGCTCGGGCTTGCCCTTGGAGCGCGCGAGTGCATTCTCGGCGTGGCTCTTGTCGTGGATGGGGTACGCACGCTTGCTCGGGAACACGAAGTCGCTCGGCGACAGGGCCTTGCGCGCCTTCGTGCTGAGGGTCGCCAGGTCGTAGGTGTTGCTCATGTCCTTCGTGGGCTTCTTCTTCGCCGCCTGTCGGGCAGCGTGGCGCACGTCGTGCACTTCGAGGTCACGAGCGGCGTTGCGCTCGTTCTTCTTCCAGTGCTTGCCGTACTGCGCATTGGAGACGGCGTTGACCGCCTTCGCCAGCGCGTGGCTGGTGTCGCCCTTGTTCTTGCTGCTGATCTTGGCCGAGCGCGCCTTGGTAGCGGCGTCCAACTTGCCGGTCACCGGCAATCCATGGACCTTCTGGAAGCGCTTGATTGCGCGCTCGGCGGCGCTGCCCTTGATCCGACCGTTGGCCTTCTGGTCCTGGTTCGCGTATTGCTGGCGCTGCCCTCGGTGGGCGGCGTCCCACTTCGCCCAGTCGAGGTCGATGATCGTGCCGACGACGGCGTTCGCCAGGTCGGTCGCGGCCTTGCGCTTCTTGAGCCGCTCCAGCCCCTTCTTCGCTCGGGCCACACGCTCGGCGCGGCTACCGCCCTTGGTGAAGGCCGGGGCCTTCTTGCCGCCGAAGTTGTTCAGTCCAGCCATGATCCCTGTCCTATGCCGAGGTGGGCGAAGTCTACGGCCACCAGAGTAGTACGGGGATCTCGGCTGTCGTTGGGTCAGAGCGTCTTCCGCTGCGCTACCGACGCCACCGCGCCGGCTCGCACGTTCGGGCTGGCGTGCTTGCCGCGTCCCCAGCGACCCGTGGCAGCGGCCTTGTCGATCACGCCTCGGGCGATGCGGATAGCGTCACGCTTCGACTTACCGCGCCGCATCAGGGCGTGCGCCACCTCGCGCTCGTAGTCGGAGAGCCGTCGAGGCCCCTTCCCAAGCGGGCTGGTGTCGCCGTGCCGTCCACCGGGGGTGACAGCGAGGTCGATCGTCTTGAGGCGGTACATCACGGCTCCTCGCACGCCACATGGAGGGCGCGCTCGTCAGTCTTACCGAGGGAGGTGGTCACCTGGACGGTGAAGCGGTACCAGTTGTCGGGCGTTCCGCCCTCCAGCCAGCAGGTGACGACAGCGCCGGTCACGGACGGCTCGGGGTCCGCCGAGATCGACATGTTCGTGTCCGGGTTGGCGGGGTCGGGGGTCCACGTCGCATCGGTGATCGTCTCACCCTCATCGAGCCAGTTCGAGTAGTTGAAGCCGAACGGCAACTTGGCCTCGGGAGCCTTCTTCATAGCCATGCGATGCGGCCCTCCTTCCGTACGCCCACGATACGCGAGTCCGCCGGCACCTGAACGATGCCGGGCCCGCTGGTCACCGGCACGATCGGCGGCGGGTTGACGAGAGGTGCCAGAGCCTCGGCGTTGGCCTGTGCCGCGAGCGTGTCCACGGACACGTTCCGGACCACGAGCACAGCCGGGGCCGAGGCGGAGGCTTGTCCCTCCGCGACGTTGGCTCCGATCGTGATGTTGCCGCCTGCCGCGATGTCTGGCTGGTTCGCCTGCCCACTCGCTGTCGCGACCCCTGGAGCCACGAGCACGGTACGAGTGGCTTGCACCACCGGGGCTGGGCTGCTGGCCGCTCCTGTGGCGGCGTTTGGCGTGACGACGGCGCTCCCGGCCACGGACACGCTCGGCGACAGAGCCAGGGCGCTCGCCGTCGCCGTGTCGGGTCCGCTCGAAGCGTTCTGGACCGTCGAAACGCCCGGTTCGAGGGCGTCCATCTGCCCGGTAGCCGTCCCTGGAGCCACGTTCACGTTCTCGGTGGCCTCCACTACCGGTGCCGGGCTGCCAGCGTCTCCTGTGGCCGCGTCTGGCCCCACGGATACGGTGCGGGTTGCTGTGATGAAAGGGCTCTCAGCCTGTCCTGTGGCTACCGCGACGTTGGCAGAGATCGTCACGTCCGCACCCGCCGGCACTAGCGCAGCCAGCGCGGTGTCGACCGCTGAGGCTTCAAGGGCCTGTCCGGTGGTGTTCGGGTGGGCGTTGCCGTCGATGTTGCCCGACGACATCCACGAGCCGTCCGAGTGCATGTTGACCAAGTGCACGTTCGGGTGGTCGCCCGACACCATGTCGGCCACGGCGTCGATCCACTCACCCGTGGTCGTCTCGTCATCCCACGGCGCGTTCGAGATCCACAGCAGTACGTCAGGTTGCGAGTCCAGTGCCTCGAATGCGGTGAGGTTGGCGTCGATGTTCGCGAGCGTGGTGGCCTGGGAACGTCCGTGGAACATGTCGTTGGTCCACATGTTGTAGACCACGAGGTCCGGTTCCAAGTCGCCGAACGCCTTGCCTACCTCGGAGGTCGGGCCGAAGGCGTTCGACTCCCACCCGGTGTGAGCGCAGTCGTAGAACACGAGCCCGGAGCCGTCCGTGGTCGGGTCGTCGCCGTTGTACACAAGAAGACCGTCCACGACCGCCGAGCCACCGGTGGACTGGAGACGCACCGTGTGACTGCCCGAGGTGCACGTGTAGTGCTGGCGCTGTAAAGACCTAGCCGTGCCGGTGTTCGCGTCGATGGTGTCGACCAGTGTGCTGTCGACGTACACCTGGATGTCTCCAGCACCAGAGGCCGACCCCTGGTTGCGGTAGACCACCTCGAAGCCGTTGCCGTCGATGGTCAGGTCCCGGTACTCGCCCGAGTCGAGGTACGAGCCGTGGTCCCCGAGGGTGTAGTCCGCCACAAGGCCGTCAGTGGTCGGGCGAGAGCCCGTGCCAGCGTCCGGGAGCCCGGTCGAGCCTGTGCCGCTGGAGAGGTCGTCGTACCACGTGTCGTCGTAGTCGGTCCACTGGCCGGCAGCGACGAAGTATGCCGAGCCCGGGATGCCGTACCGCGTTCGGATGTCGCTGACGACCTTCTCCTGGAACCGGGCCGGGCGCGTGCTGGCACCGGCACCCTCGGTCAGGGAATCACCCACGAACAGTATCCGGGCATACCCAGCGCCCGAGCGAGCACGCTCTACTGCCACGGCCCACCCGCCCGGCACGGCGACGTGGGGCGCGAGAGCCTGCGCTACGCCGGACGCGGTAGCCGCCTGGACGGAGACATTCGGACTCGTCGCTACAACAGAAGGGCTCGGGGCCGTCCCGGTTCCGGTAGCAGTGGCGGCGGTGATCGAGACGCTGGCCCCCGCGCGGAGTGTGGCTGCCAGTGCGGCGACGAAACCGGTGCCGGTGGCCGTGGGCGAGGTCGACACGGCGGTGGCCTGAGTCAGGGAGAACACACCGAGGTGGTTGCCGTCCGTCGCGGTTCCATTGGCCACTGTCGTCCAGCCCGACACGGCTGGGGCAGTCTCTGTAAAGGCCCCAAGCAACAGCAGCGAGTTGTCGCCGCCAGGAGTGAACGCGCTGATGGTAACGGAGTTGGCGTCGGCACCCGCGCCGTGCAGGCTGTCCACGAACGGCGAGGTGCCCACCGGTGCAGCCCCGGTAATCCGCATGGCGTACCCGGTGCCAGTGTCGGGCACCCTGAAGGCGTACGACCCGGTATCCGCAGCGGTGGCGTCTTTCCAGAACCAGTAGTTGGCCTGGTAGACACCCTCGTTGGTGGCGTCCCAATTGAAGAACCCGGCGAGGGTGAAGCCAGTGGGTGGGGTGACGCTAGAGGCTCCGAGGGCAGAGGCCGCGTACGTCGCGATGAAGACGACGACCTTGGACCCGTTGACGACGCCGGAAGGTACCGGCACCGAGACGGTGGTCCCTGTCCCTGTGGCGATACCACCTACTGAGGCGACGACTGGCGCTGCCATGAGACTCCTCCCAGGAGGGTGGCAGTCAGTCGACGGTCAGGGTGAAGATCCCCGAGGCGTTCCAGGTGATGGTGAAGGTGCCGGCGCTGGAGGACTGGTCGGCCCCGAAGTCCACGAAGGCGAGCAGCGGCTCCGAGGCCGGCGTGCCGGTCTGCGCGTCGTAGATCACGGCGTAACGCGCGGTGACGGTGGAGTCGGACCACACGGTGTCGGCGGCGTCGAAGGTGAAGGTGTTCGATGCGGCGTCGTACGCGACGGTCTTCGAGGCCAGGGTCGCGCCCCCTGCGGTGTAGCCGGTGCCGGACGCCTCGTGGCTCGACACGTCGGACCAGTAGGCGTCAGTGTCCTGCGCCGGGGTGTACGCGCTGGTCAGCAGGGCGACCTTGATCGTGTCGGAGTCGAGGTCGATCTCCTTGTTGAACGCCTTGCCGATCATCAGGCCGTACAGATTGGCGGTGGCAGCCATTGGGTCCTCCTAGGTCTCCGGAAGAAGCGTACCCTAGCCCTGCTCGACCGCATCGAGCAGGGCCAGGGTCTGGCGCAACTGGTCGGTGAAGATCCGCCGCTCGCCGTAGTTCAGATCCGCGATGTACTCACGAGCGAGATCCTTCTGACCGTTCAGGACGGCTTGCAGGATCTCCAGTTCGGCGAACCCCCACCCGGCCATTACTCGTCCACCCACACCTGGTACTGCGCGGTCACGCGGCCCTTGCGAGGGTCGATGAAGTGCAGCCGCTGCGAGGGCGTGGCCGTGACCGCGAGGTTGTCGCGGGCGTAGCGGTTGTCGCTCTCGATCGAACCTGTCTGGAACAGATTGCCCGCGCCGTCCGGAAGCGGCCACTGCGCATGGGAGTGGTAATGCCCCATGTAGGCGTCCCGGAAGTCCCACGGCTGCCCGTCCACGGTGTACGCACCCGACTTCCAGCCGGTGACGTGGCGCACGAGGGTGGACGGAGAGGCGAAGCCGTTGCGGCCTACTTCGTCGCCGTGGATCAGGAGAGCGCGGTAGTTGCCGATCTCGAACCGCTGAATGTCCTCGTCCACGATCGACCACGAGACGTTAGGCACGTCCGCACTCATCGCCTTGGCGAGTTGGTAGGTCATGCGGTCGGCGTTGTCGGCCTTCGGGACTGCTGCACGCTTGCTGCCGATGCGTCCGTGGTTGCCCCACTCGGCCACGAAGTGAACGCGCTCGAATCGAGCGGCGTAGAAGCGTGCCACCTCATCGAGCAGGCCGGCGACCGTGACGAACTGGTCGAACAGGGTTGCGTCGATCTCGTAGGGCTGGGTCGGAAAATTGAACAGGCCCTCGATCATGTCCCCGCCGAGCAGCACCACGATGTCATTGACCGGGTGGTCCGCGCGCTGGATCTCGACCAGGCTCATCGAGTTCGCCAGGAACGCGTGCACACGTTGCGCCATGACCTCGGAGTTGTAGGTCACGGTCTTCTTCGAGCCCTGCCAGTCCGTCAGGTGTGGGAGAGCCACCTCGGGCTTGCTCCGGCGCGACTTCACCGGCCCGGCCTTGTACGGCGTCACCTTCGGTCGAGGCAGCGCTGCCACGGCGGCGTACGCGCCCGACATCGCGGCCTCGACGGCGGTCGCCGTCCGGTCCTTGGCGCGAGCCAGTTGACCGTATGCCTTGTGGAGTTCGGCCCTCAGCCGCTCGGCTTCAAGGTCACTCTCGATGTCCACAGAACACCTCGTTCATGTCGCCGTCCCAGCCGGTCTGTTGGTTCAGATACGCCGCGAACGCGGCGGGGAACTCGGCGGGGTCGAAGACTCCGAGCCGGTCACAGTAGTCGTCAAACGACTCGTTTCGGGGGTCCACCATCACTCTGCCACCACGCTCCAGTCGTACCCGTGGTACGAGCACCACTGGCAGTTTCCCTTGCGGTGGTTGCGCACCGTGGACTCGCCGACCTCCACGCCGTTGCGGCGCAGGACCGTTGAGATTGCACTGTTGCTGTAGCGCAGATCGGCTATGACGCGGTGCACCGCGTCGCGCTCCTCCGGGCTCAGTCTCTCCATCGCCGATCCGAGGTTGCACGGCTTGGTGCCGCCGCTTGCTTTCTCGGGCATGGCGTTCAGGTCTTCGAGCAGGTTCATGCGGTCTTCCTCTTTCGACTCAGTGGGTACGCGGGCTTCTTGCTCACGAGGCCCAAGGTTACCACGCCCCGCACCGCATCGTTAACCATACCCGCGCCTTCGATCGGAGGACCGGACTTGCAACCACAGTTCAGATGTACCGCGCCGGGGTAGCCGATCACGGTCCCTTCCTCGGCGTAGTAGTTGTGGCCGTTTGCAGCGACACATTCCGGGTCGTTTTTGAGCAGCGGATCTAGGTACCAGCCGAGCAGGGTCCGGGTCGTGCCTTCGGGCGTCTGCACGACGGTTCCGAGTCGCATCGCCACGCGGTGGGCCTCAGTCACGGCGTCGAGTCGTCCTCGACGTGCCTTCTCGTGCGCGACGTAGTACGGGCTCTCGACGTTGAGCGCTTCTCGGAGGCTCTTGCCGGCGTCCACGGACGCCTGGACGCGCTCTGCGGCCTTGAGCAGGTACGCGCCCCGGTACAGAGCCTCGCGGTCCCGCTCGATCCGCATACCGAGACTGAGCGGCATCCCTCGTCGGCGTGCGTTCGGGCGCACCGCCGTGCCCTTCCCAGCCAGTGCCGCGACCGCCTCGGCCACCTCGCGGGAGATACCTCGGTGATGCAGCAGCGTGGCCGGGTCCTTGCCGTCGAGCAACTGCCCGGTGACGTATCGAGTCCGGCGCAGAGAGGGGTTCGCCAGGTCAACGATCTCGGTCGTCTCGGCACACGAGAGGCTCATCACGAGGTCGGGCTCGAAGGTGTAACGCTCCTCCATGTCCGGCTCGAAGTGGCGCGCGAACTGGTCGCCGTCATAGGTAAGATTCCGCGAATGCTGGATCTTGTGAGCCTCGTGCTTCTGAGCCTCGGCCAGCAGCGCGGAGGCCACTCCCTTCCGGCGATGCTCCGGCTTCACGTAGATGCCGCCGATCTCGGGCCGCTCCCAACCGTGTCCGCTGACCACGATTCGCCCGATGCGCTCT